CAAATCCTCTATGTCCCTTGTGTGAAGTAATCTCTACACCCGGTTTAAGTATAGAAAAGATTGCACTTACAACTATATCTTGATTAAGTAAATCGTTTATAGGTGTATCAAATCCTAACTGTCTATGTACTTTTCCGTCTTGTTCATAGGTTGCTTTTAATCCTATTTGTAGCCAATCGCCGTTGTATATTTTTCCGTCAGGGTAGTGTTTGCTATTATTCACAAGTTGATTATATGTCTTTTCGACATCATCAAACCGCTCTACAAAACTATCTACTATTTTAGTCGGCCAAACGCCCATTGTCTTTCCTCACACCACCAACACTCTCCGCAATGCTCCATACCAGGATCAGGTGCTTCGTAGTCTGATGGATAATATTCACAACTAAAAGTTAAAGGAAATAGTTCATCTAACAACTTTAGTTTCTTATATATTTTTGCTATTGTTTGTTTATTATGAATTCTCCAAGGTGTATATAACCAGGGATAACCTTGTTCTGTTGCATTAATTAATTCATAATCTGCATCAGGGTTATCTCTGGATTTATCTCTTGGGGAATACGTGTTATTCATTTTATCTAAAATGTCCTTAGGAGGGTTTGCTGTTACACCTATTTGTGCAACGTTAATATCAACACCAACTTGTTTAATCATATTCCCTAAAACTTTTGCTCCGTCTGGCTTATTGCCTTCCATATGTACGATATGATGTATTACATTATGTTTGTTTGTTAACTTTACACACTTGTTTAATACAGCAGTTACCGCAGTAATATTTTTTAATTCTAACGGATTATTAGCAAGAGTAAAAACGTGTATTGGATCGTCACTGTGTAATAGTGTTAGATACAACATTAATGAACTGTCGGCGCCGCCACTACACATTAACCCAAGAGGTCCTGGGTAAATGTTAAAATATACATCATTAAACGCTGTTGCGACACCAAACTCTGGTGGTTGTAATACTTGAATACGTTTTAATGGTTCCATTTAGATATATTCCCCTAACTCAGGAAAAGTTTTTCTAAAGTCTGTTCCTCTTGATTTGTCCAGTGTTTCTAAGTAGTTTACTGTTTGTGGCAATTTGTCTGACCAATCCTCTGCCATCATATAATCTACAAGTCCTAACCATCTTGTTTTACCCATTGGACTTCTATTCCAATCAGTATTAAACTTTTGTCTTTCAACGAATGTTTCTATTTGTGATTTTGTAAATTCTTTTAATTCTTTTGGCAACACTCTTACATTTAGATAACTTGGAAAATAAACAAGGTGTGTACTAATAAGTCCGCCACCAAAAGGCATATTGTTTACTTTGTGAAAATGTTGACTTGCTTTCCATTCGGCTAATTCTCCAAGATAAGGTGCGTTCAGTAACTGAACTGCCGCGGCAATATTAATTCTTATGTTAGTTCCACTTTCATCTAATATTTTTAAATTCTTTTCAATAGTATTCCATTGGCTCGGATATCGGATATATTCATTCTTTTCACTATATGCATCAATACTAAAGTTAAATGTTACTTCTTTAAAATGCGACCATAGTACAAACAGTTTATCTTCTAACACAGTTCCATTTGAATTGTATCTTACACAGCAATCTTTTGCATAACCTTCATCAACCATAAACTGTAAAATATTATAGTGTTCAGGAATCATTAAAGGTTCGCCGCCGGCAAAATATAATTCCTTAATATACTTTGCTTGATCTTTCATACTATCTAAGAATGTACCTTTTTTATACCATGTATAGTCAAAGTTTTCGTCCCAACTTTGGTCACGTTTTAAATCTTTGTTTGTATATTTAGGATACAATAACTTCCATTCTTTAATCCAACTTGAACTGTCATGCGGTGAACACATTGTACATTTCAAATTACACATATTGCCTAAACGTAAATCAAAATATGGAATGTCAACGGGTAAGTTTCCTTGCTCGTCAGTTTTTGCTACAATACTGTCAATGTCTAAACGTTTGTTCCATACTTCTGTTTCCCATTGGCGTTTACTAACAATACCTTTTGATTCTTCGTAAAAACATTTACGACAACTTTCTGGTATTTCGTCATTAAGCATTTGCAGTCTCGTTCTACGCATATGTTCACTGTTCCATACTTGTTCAATAGTATGATCACGCAAGTTCATAGCAACACCATCTTGCTTTACAAGTCCTGCTGTTTTGTCATCTTCTTTGCCTGCACCAGAAGCATTTGCTGTACAGCAAACACGAACGTCACCGTTTGGTCTGGTTGCTAAGTGTATCCAAGGCAAAGGACAAAACGTTTTACTCATGCTCTATCCTTTCAAACTGTTTGTTTAGTTTGTCAAAACTTCCGCATTGCTTAGAACATTCAAGCATACCACAAGTAGTCCATGTCTTTTCAATGTCACGGAAAAAGTTTGAATCAAATATTTCTTGCATAGTATTCTTATGCAAATTAGGATATTTTTTAATTTTAACCATGTAATCTAATCTACTGTAACTGTGCTGTGGTAACCATTCTAAGTCTAACCAACAGCAAGGACTTACGTTGCCGTTTGCACTAATATACATTTGATTATCATTTTTTGCTTTACAACTAATTGTTGGCATTTTTTCTTTTTGTGCTTCTTTGGCTGGCTTAATCATATCGCGACTTTTCTTAGACGGAAATAGAGTATGTGTAATATTATAATCATCATCTAACACATCAAATCTACCATCTTTGAATCTTGTTGTATGTTTGATACTAAAGCCTTTGAAACCTAACTCTTTACTCATTTGTTCGCAAGTTTCTACTTGATCTTCATTGTGTTCGAACACTAACATATCCCAACGTGCATCTCCGCCGGCATGAATAAAATGTGTAGCATTGTTTATAATTTTGTCCCAGTCTGTGTTTACTCTGTACAATGCATGAGTATCTTTTAATCCGTCAATACCGAATACAACTTTTACATTTTGCTGAGCAAGTTCTTGCCACCATTCTTTTGACCGTCCACTTCCATTTGTATGCATTTGCAAAGTCATTCCTTGATTTGTTTCACGTAAGTATTTGAAAATTTCAAGTGTATCTTTTGCTACAATAGGATCTCCTAAGTTTCCGCACATATTAAGGAAATGCAACTGACGAACAAAATCTCTTGGAAACCAATTTACAAAGGTTCCTAAATCTATTTCTTCTAAGTCAATACTGTCTAATAACGGTCCACCATGAATACGTCTTGGACACATTGGACAACGTGCTTGACATTTAGATGTAATTTCTAAATGTATTGATCTAATATCTTCATAATTATACATTACTTCTGATTTAACCTTTCTAATGTTCGCATAATAGTTTCTGTGTTTAATGCTACATTAACTACCATCCAATAACTATCTGTGAAACTACTATTAAACAAATAATGCATACGTTGAGTATCTAAGAAATACATTCTTCCTGTTTCCCAATGTAGTGTTTTATCTTCATAGACAAAATTAAATGAAGGAGGATTAACATTACGTAATGGCATAATTAGTCTAAAATCTTTAGGAACACCAGTCATGTAATTCCAATCTCTGTGTGGAGGGAAAAATCCTCCTGGTCCAAACTTTAAGAAATGTGTTCTATAATAATATCCGTCCCAAGGTTTTAGTATATCATATATTTGTTTATTGAGAACAGGTGTTGGAACTTTGAAATCTTCTTCTTTATAATTTGTGTCATTCTCTTTATTGTATTCGTATAAACTATCTAAGTCAGGAACACCCGATAAGCCTCCGTCAAGGCTTGTAATACTAAGTCCCCATCTGTTTACATCTTTACGTGGATTGTATTTGACCCATTCAAAGTCATTTGCCCAAGCAACTAATTGCTCTGCATCAGTAACTACGTCTAATTCGATAAAATTTCCGTATTGTGTAATAGTTTCATAGTTCATTTTATTCCACTAATCATATACCTTGTATATTTAGGTAGTACAATTTCCTCTACATCATAATCTTTAGCGCCAACTGATTCAGCAAGTTCGCCTGCACTGTTTACACAGTTAATGTGTTCTTCAAGTTCTGAATAATTATTGCTTTGCATAACATACATTGTACCTTCAGGTATATTATCAAACCATTGTTTTAATTTGACTTTATCTACGTGTTCACAACTTGTATTAATCACAATGTCTGTATTATACTTATCTGTACACATATCACCTGTATGTGCAGTAAACCTACCTTCCATCTCTTGGTTTTTATTCATAGTCTTTGCTGTTTCTTCACAGGCAGGATCTATGTCCACGGACCGTATATTGCATATATCAATGCAACTATTAAAAAGTAAACTGGCAAGTACTCCATTCCATCCTCCATGAATTGTTATTGAATATTGTTTTCTATAATCACACTTGTATTCTAACATTTTAACTAATGCTTGTTTACTGCGTAATTGGCCCTTCCAAAAACTTTCAAGTGTACGATCACGATCCTCGCTGTTGCGAATAGCATCCATCCAGAACATAATATCTTCTAATTCTATTTTCATTTTTTTTCTTTCGGTATTTTGCTATCTGCACTGCTTACACAACTTGGTGTAATACAAGGCATAGGTGTATCAAACAACTGAAACCCATCTGTAATAGTTCCCAAAGGAACATCATGACAACTATAACTACGTTTTACCTCGTTACCTCTAATAATACAACTTTGATATCCTGCATTACAGTTCCAACCTTTAAATTTGTTAAATCCAAACGCATTAAACCTTTCTGCTTGATCAATACTGTACTGCTGACCTGTATTGTCAAATAATACTACTTGGTGTTCTGTTTGTTCGCTGTCATTTTGTAAAATATGTTTTTGCTCATCTGTATAACCATCAACAATAAATGACGCAGTAGGATCTGATTGCGGCTTAAGAGTGACGTGCAATCCTCTTTTAATAAATCTTTGACTTCTTTCATAGTACTCGTCCCATAGTTGCGGAACCATAACTTGATTAATTGTAATACCTACACCATTATCTTGTAAGTACAACAGTTTGTTACCAAATTCCTTTTCATCTGCAAATTCTGCGTGGAAACTTGCAGTAATAGTTCTTCTATCCATTACGTTTGTAACATCTAACCATTTATCCCACCAGTTCTTTGCAGGACTACAGTTACTTGTCATATGTATACTTAGGTATGGACTTTCAAAATCTTCATAGTGATCGATTAGTTTTAATAGATCTTTATATGCTGTAGGTTCACCTCCACTAAAACTAAAATGAAATCTATCAAACCCGTTTGCTCTTGCTTGATATTTGATTTCATCTATAGTATTTTTATAAGTTTCTAAATCATAGTGATCTGGTTTATCTGTATTTGCATACGGCCAACAGTAAGAACATTTATAATTACAAAAACGACCAATAATCCAACTAACAGAAAACAACTTTGTATCTAACATTGTTTTCTGACCAAACTTAACTATGTCTTTAAATGGAATCTTTGTAGTCATTAAACTGTTCCTCTAACCATTTAAAATCGTTTATTTTATATAACATTTCTTTATCGTCTTTGTGTGCTTGACCAAAGTGTCTACCTACCTGGGCACCATGAATAGCATATTTGCCAAACGGCATATCTTCTCCTACAGAGCACCAAACATCTAAACGTTTTTCTGTTTCTTCATCTACTTGGCCTTTTATAGTTTTGCTGGCAAGTTTTACACATTCTCTAAATCCACTTTTCCAAGCACTAAACTCGTCTGTGTTAAAAGCAGTAATATTTGAAATTTCAGGCATTGCTTTAAACTTACTACTAATACTTGTCGTCATGTCGGGTACGGTGACATCCATATTCAGTGTGAGTGATCTCGGTAATAACTTGACACCACCGTACCCGTATTCCAAGTTGTTGATAGGATTTAAACTGCGCCATACATGGACTGTATCTAAATCCCACTCGGAAACCTCGTAATTAAATTGAAATCCTGTAGATAGTTCAGCGTCACCGTCTACTACCCAGAACATTTTTGTAAAGCATTTTTTAGCCGCGGCAATATGTGCTTGATGTATTCCGTCTACATCTTTCACACGTTTAGCCATTGGATATTGAGATTTTAAAATTTCCCAATTAGCATCTGCATTGGCTTCACCGTAACTAATAAAAACTATATCATACATTCTACTTTATCTCTAATCTTTTCTACTACTTCTTTGTGTATTAACGGACCGTCATGTGCATTATCTCTTGCTCTGTCTGTGTTTTCAAGTTTTAAAACAGATACCATTTCTTTACTGTATTTGGTCATAAAGTCGCCGCCAAAAGTCCAATTAAAAACAGGAACGCCTAATGCATTCCATAAATTAGTTACACTGTTAATATGTAAACTATTTTCATATTCTAACTGGCCGTCTTCTGCTATCCAACGATTAAAATACCAATCACTATCATAATTAGTTCCTGGTATCCAATTATTAACATTTCTATCTTCTAAACGTAAACCATTTGACTCTAAATATCCAAAACTTTTTCTTGTGGCTTGTGGCCACTGATTAATAACTGCACGTGGTTTTACAAATTTATTTTTTACAAATAACTGTGTGTTAAAATTTACAATATCAGGACCTGTACCTGCTTTTGCTAAATTTAAAATATCTATACCTAATTGCTTGCCTAAAACATTACACCATATTTCGTTTTCATATAATCCAACACCTTCAGTATAACTACAACCAAGAACAAGAATGTAATCGTTTAGAGTATCTAATTCACGTGTTCTGTAACCTAAACTATTAAATTCGTAAAATAGTTTATCACGGGTATTAAAGTATTTCCAAGAAGATTTATTGTGGTCATTATAATTTTCAGAGTCGTCGCCACAATACCACTGTAATGTTTTACCAGCAACTTCTTTAAAATATAATAATGGCTCAGTTTTTAAATATTTCATCTTGTATTTCCGTAGTGTATAACCAAGTACTTAGGATTTTTTTCTACTTGCCTCCAAGGATCTATAATAACACTATCTGTTGAATAGTCTAAATACATTTCAGGGTGACACATTAAAACTATGCCGCCAATAGAAGCACTACTGCTTGGCATCTCACTTGCAAGAGGATCGATATAGATTGACGTTTCTCCTAATTCTTTAATGTAGTGATCAACAAGTAGTGCATAACTACCATCGACATAACTTACTCCTGGTTTATAAGAAATACCATTTAATATAATACTACCACCG